CAAACGTGCCAACCAAATCCTTGCTGGTCAAACCAAGCAGCAAGCTAACTGTGAGTACTTCGTCAAAGCTATCAGTGGGTGTCCGTCAATCAAAGTATCAGAAGTTGTCGCTCCAAGCGCCAGCCCGAAAGTAGTGAGATTCTTCCGATATGGTGATCTTCTCTGTGTATCCGTAACGAGTCGCTACCACGGTCAGAAGGAACTTGGCCAATTCAGCAAGTTCTTCTGGCTGCGTGAACGTGATGTGACAGACTTGATCTTTACGCTGCGAGCACAAGCGTATTGGGAACTGTATGTCAACGCTCGCCAAGCAGATTGTGCAAAAGCTGCTAATGCGGTACAGATGCAGTGGGTCAGTCAGCAATTTCGTGAAGCCATGGACAGCGTAATCTCGGCAGCCGGATTCAACTATGAAGCGCGAAACAAAGTTGGAGTCTGGTTCGACACACTCGCATGGCAGTATTTAGCATGGCTTAGTGGTAGTCCCGTCAAAGACCATAACAGCATCATGCGGAATAAGGCCACTGAGAAGCTTCCATCATGTATGCCATCTACTGAGTGGTTGCTCTCCGTGCTCAAGCGAATACCCGTAGACATGGCAGTTGATTTTATGGGGACGTCCAAGATTTCCATCTATCCTGAAGTATGTCCATTTGCAGTAGTCAGCGAGCAGAAAGCATTGCACATGGGCAGAAACCAAACCAACTGGATCGTGGGAAGCCGTGAACACCAAGCCCGCGAGGAGTTGAAGATATACATGCGCTATCTATTCATCGGATTTTACAAACGACAGTATGAAAGCTTCCCTGGTACGATCAAAGCAGATGTTGAACCCAAGGATTGGCATGCTGATTACCCGCTACGAGGAGTGCCTGACTCGAAGTGGAGAGAGAGCGGTGATGTCAACCTACGCAGTTGTATGGTACTACCCGAGCCTCAGTTCGATGACTTCCTCATGGCCAATGATGCTGCGTGCGCGCCTTCGAACCCGCATGCTTGTGATTCCATGGAGAACTATCGTAAGCAGCCCAAGTATGAGAAGCGGAAACTACTCTATTTGATCCAGAATGAGTCAGTGCCGGACATCAGTGCAGTGTGGCGACGGATGAATGAAGTGGGTGCGAATATGCCGCCAGATATGGTAAAGGATTGCGGATATCGGCCACCGTTCGCACATCATATCAGTACCGGTGCACGATCGGAGAGACAGAAAGATACTATTCGTCCCTTCTATCAGCAGAGCGCACCATGGGCCTGGCTGGTGTCTCACGTTGACCGCTTTGTGCGCTCCTTCTTGCGAGCAGTGCCTGCGTCTATGATGGGTAAGTCGTTGAAGGACAGAAAACAGGATCTTCGTGCATTAGCTGCCTTCACTCGACCCTCATGCAATACCTTGTACATCAGTGACGATAAGAAGAAATACTCTCCTCATATGGATCCTGAGTCACAACAGCTGGTTAGCGACTTCTTTGCTGATATTACTGGACAGGACGCAATCAAGGTGGTCTCGAATGTAATGTTTCACTCACCATTAGTATACCGAGTAATGGGTCATCTGGTTAAGTATGACGCAAATGGTACTGACCGTGAGGGACTTCGAGGTGCTCAAAACACATGGTTGGAAATCTGCACTCAAGCATATTGCACTCGTCGCCTCAAAGACGCTGCTGTGATTGACAATCCAACTGGGTTTGCTGCCTTCATTGATGATGCCGTGCGTAGTATTCCAATCCCACTCCAGCCTCCAGAGCAGTATAAAGCACAAGCGAACCGAATCATAGCAGAGATCGAGTTCTCCCTCAAGGTGGTAGGACGCGAACTTAGCTGGGATAAGGCATACTGTTCCCACGTTCTGGTTACCATGCTGAATGAGATTTTCCTGCAATCACACCCATATGGTGGGGGTATGAAGAGTTTCATCACTATGCATGAACATGAACCTTCCCTTGTAGATAATCTGGTGTCCCTCGAAGCAGATTACTTCTCCAAAGGTCAAGGAGCACTTGGTAGTGGAACCCCTGCTTGGCTCGCTCATTTCATGTACTTGTTTGAAATGGTTCTACAGCACTTGCGCTTTGGCATTGATTTCACGAAGAGCGAATACATGAATAGTACTGAGCACGTCATCTGGTGCGTTACTCCCGTCGCTTATGGTGGTGCAGGACTCCGATCACAGATTCAACTCATGTCCACTGAGACCGGTAATAGCGTCAGTGCTGGACTGGGAAATTTGTTGCACTACAGCCGGGGTCGTCCTCAAGTGATCAGCTTTGTCAACTCACTACTTAGTGCTCCGCTGGAACGCCTGAAGCCCCTCGACTTTCTTCGTGATCCTACTCAATTCCACGCTGCAGGCCCACGACTACGATCACAACGTCTTGCTACTTTGATTCGAAATAGCCTGGCTGAATACATCCGTAACCCTCGATTACGCGACCTGACATACAACGTGAAGGTGGCGGAAGGCGCAGTAATCGAGCA